GATAGCCTTGCTTCTCGAAGCATTTGAAGTACCGAACGTGAAAGACATAGCAGAAGAGAGACCAAGCCTTGTTAAGCAATGGAAAAAGAAATTGATCCAAACCTATCCCAAAATCTTTACGGAAGATTTTGACTATCAGGCCGAGGATTTAAGCCGTATTCTCAGCAAGACCAAATCGGCTTATATCGGTTACGATATGGGAGGCGGAAAGACAGTATCAGCATTTGTCTTGAATCACACCCGTGGAGTAAAGCGTGTCCTGGTAGTATGTCAATCTGCACTAATAGAGAACTGGATTCATGAAGCCGAAAAATTCGGCTTCAAAGCCCAACGCTTGACGACACATGAATCTATTACTCTGTTACAGCGAGCCATTGACAGTAAAACAGAATCAAAAAACACAACTTTTTACCTCACCTCATACGAATTCTTATCTTTAGATACCGGAAGGCTTTACGACCCCTGGACCTGTATTAAGTACGATAAGGACGGAAATGAGAAGCACCACGTCGAAGGCAACCGGGGCCGAACCTGTCAACAATGCAGTACCGAATATTCCTTCACGCAAAGGCAATGCCCGAAATGCAAGGCAAAAGAGGAATGGACAGGAGAGCAATGTAATAAATGTGGTTATTCAGCTTATACCTATTCATCCAAGTCGATTAAGCAATACCCCGCTTATAAAAGAATTAAAAAACTGTTTCGATCCGTAATCATCGACGAATCGCAACAGTGTTTTGACGGAGCAACACCAATTCTAACAGAATATGGATATATTCCAATTGAGGATATTGTGGATCATGGGTTAAAGGTGAACGTGGTAAGTTATGATTTTAAAAGCCGAAAATTTGTATTAAAACCAGTAATGGATTGGTTCATGAGTCCATTTTGGAATGAGATGAATCAGTTACATTTTGATAATGGGCGGAGCTTATCTTGTACCCCGAATCATAGTTTTCCGTTGAATAAAAAGAAACACTTAACGGCTTGTCAAATCAAAGAAAATGTGTTAGTATTAGGTTTACGAAAGGAGGATTTTATAAATGTCAGTACCAGCAAAACCAACAGAATATATGAAATGCCCAGTATGCCAGGAAGAAGTTTTAAAAATGTTGGGTTGGCAAACAATCAGAGTCAAGAATCGGGATGTTATACGAGCATTAAGCCCCACCTGATTCGTTGTCTTTCAAACAAACCCATCCCCCCCGTAGATCGGTATGTTTATAATTTGGAAGTATCCGATACCCATAACTACATAGCCAATGGTGTTTTAGTCAACAATTGCAAAAGTAAGACCAGTTTTAGAGGACAGGCAGTAAGAGCAATCCACGCCAAGAGCAGACTTGAACTGACAGGGACCCTAATGAAAGGGTATATTACAGACACATTTTTTAATTTAGGATACATCACCCGTCACAATAATCCCCTCTTTCCGTACCGATTCGACAGGAGAGGCAGTAAGTTATTTGCCGAAGAGTTCAGCACCTTTGAGTTTAAGGACATCCAATTTGAGGATACCCTTCATAAAGGCAGAAAGAAGGAGTTACCGGAAGTGTCAAACCTAAATAGATTTTGGAAAATCTTGGGGACCTGCACGATCCGCAGACTCAAAGACGAAATGGTAGAGTTACCACCCAAGACCAGACGGGTTATGGCCTTAACCTTAGACCCTGCACACGCCAGCGAATATGGTACAATAGTTGAAGAGGCCAAGAAGAAGATAGATAGGGAAATGAGGAAACAGGAAGAAGAAATCAATATGGGAGTAATCAGCAAGGCCCTATGGTCAATGAGATTCGGAGCCACCATACCTCGTATCAGTCCGGACCATAACGTAAAGATACAAAAAGCAATCGAGATAACCAAACACGCCCAAGCCAAGGGAGAAAAGGTTTTAGTCTATTCCGCATTAAGGGAGATGCAGGCTACCCTACACCAAGAGTTTATCAAGCACGGTATCAATCATATTTTTGTACCCTCGACAATGCAGACCCGAGACAGATTCAAGAATATTAAGAAGTTTCAGGAAGATCCCGGAATCACGGCAATAGTGGCAGGGTTAAACGTATTGAACCGAGGATTTACGATCACGGCAGCTAACCATGTTATTTTTACGGACGTAGAGTACAGTCCCGAGAGTACCGACCAGGCCGAGGACCGAGCGCACAGGACCGGGCAGGAGAAGCCAGTAACTTGCTACTATCTCTTAATAGATTGGGTAGATGAAAAGGCAAACATAGACCTAAAAATGTATCAACTCATATCTCAAAAAAAGAAAGCAATCTCCAATGCCATAGACGGTAAGGTAAGATTCGGAAAGACGGCCCGGGTCTTGCGAGCAGGTGGAGATTATTTAGCTCTTGCCAAAGCAATTAATGGAGAGATCGAGGAACCTCTGGAGTTTGAGTACGAACGAGAAGGCATGAAAGAGGTATTATCAGAAGAAAGGGTAGCGAAAGAGGTATTAACCCATTACGACAACGGCAAATGGGATGCACTTTGGAAAGAAGTCCAGGAAAAGAAGAACGGGAAGAATGAGAAAGGTGTTAAGGTAGTTCACAAAAAGATTAACAATCAGTTTACCCTGTTTGGGTAGAAAGGAGGCAAACCATGGAAAATTTAGCCACCATCTTCACCACATTTTACGATTCCTACCAGCAGGCCCGGAACCCCGCACAGAACACGGCCAAACAGATTAAAGCAGTCATCTCCGCCTTTTTAGATTTCTGTATGACGCAAAAAAGCAGGGAATTTGTAGGAGAGATACAAAAAGAAGACGTGATTTGCTATCTGAATAGCCTAACCAGTCTCAGAACATCGAGCAGGCTCACTCATCTGCGCTGGATTATGGTCTTTCTGAACTGGCTCTATGACCCGCTTCACCTCATAACTCAAACGCCAGAACCAATAAATTACAAGGGTCCCCCCGATATTCCAAGGGCTGTGCAGAAAGATTTGGATGCAAAAGAGGTCCAGAAAATTCTCGATACCCTCCCTACCCTACCCATAACGGACCAAGCCATAGGCTATCTTTTAATCTACAGACTCTTAAGGATAGGGGAACTTGTAAACCTTCACGTCAGAAATGTAAACCTTAAGGGGAATTTTATCAGTATCTATAAAAGTAAAAACCGCACATCCCGTCAAATCAGCATTCCCAGTAAGGCCCTCGAATCCTTAAAACAGGTCATGGAGGGGAAGGCACAAGATTCTTTGCTATTCGACCGGGGCCAGCACTCGCTGTTAATGCATGTCAATCAAATTCTGGAACTATCGGGAGTGTCGAGACGGGGAAGGTCCAGTCACGCCTTCAGGCATACGGGAATCACCAATCTTTTAGAGGAAGGGGAGGATCCGGCAGTTATCGCTAAAATGGCCGGCAACACACCATTGACCATTTACCGAAATTATGCCTCGAACATATCGGCCAAGGCCCAGAAGAACGGGGAAGACAAATTAGATAGACTTCGAGCACAAAATCATGTATAATAAATCCAGAAAGGAGAAATATATGCAGATCATTGTCATTATTTTATCTATGTTTTTGCTCTTTGGCACCGTCTCGGCAGAGCCTTCGCTATTGGGAGAATGGGAGGGTTACTGGAATGATCGGGAGGATATGAAGGTTTCCATGACAATCCTAAAGATTTCGTCCGAATTGGTTGAGCCAGAGCCACCCCGACTCTCAGATGGAGAGGAGGTACAGCCCCAAGAAGATAAACCCCAGATCGTAGAAACAGCCAAAATCCAATATATCTATAGATATGGTCAATTTGAAAAGGATGTCAAATTAACAAGGAATGGTATAACAAAATTTTTATGGTTTAGTAAGATTTCGGTCTTTATAAAATCCCTGAATCGAAATGAAGCCATCCCATTCATTATTAGTTTTGAATTCGATAAAAATGGAAAGCTTACGGGAACATACGAATCCAGGGGATCAGGTCCAAACCGCATAATAGGAAAGATAGAGATGAAGAAAATTAGATAGACTTCGATCACAAAAAGGAGTGTGATACTTTCATCGTTTGCTGAAAGGAGGCAAAATTATGAAACACTGGATATTGGTTTTACTGATAGGATTAGTTTTGATGGGTTGTGCAACACCAATGCCAAGGACAGAAAGACCAGCATATCGTGCAGCCACACTGGAAAATCAGACCCGGATTCTTGCTGGCAAAATCGGCATGGGAATGTCGATTGAGGAATGCAAGGTATCATGGCCCAATAATTATTTTGAGATGGTCAGGGCATCCAATTCGGCGAGGGGAAGATATGAACTCTGGAAGGTGGACCAAGGTGAGGCGTGGCTTTATCTGCATATATATGATGGGAGGATTGAGAGTATTTCCGAATATCCACATTAAATTTATTTATTTTTAGGAAACTTTTTACTTGACAAATATTTATTGAGGGTGTATAAACAATCTAAACTTGAGAGTGGAATTCAGGCCAAACAAATTCTGGAAAGGCAGGCTGAATTTAGTCAAGGCATGGTAAATTTTCATAACCCTTAACCGATTCCCAATAGAACCCAAACGCTCAATCGGAG